GTCCATTGCGCAGCTGGAAATGATGGCCTGATAATGGCCGTCAGGGGCGTTTCCGAAGGTTCCGCGCTGGCTCACACGGGTTTCTTCGTAGCTGTTGTTCAGGCTCGCCAGATAGTCATTTCCGCTTTCCTTCAGGGGGTTCATCATAGTCATTACTTATCACTCCTTGTTTTTTTGTACTCAGCTAAAAATGCTTTCGCATCCAACGGCAGTTCTGCCGGGAGCTTTCCGGTTTTGTCACCTGCGTTCCAGTATTCGCAGGGCTTTGTGTGCAGCAGTCTCTTTTCTCCGTCTGCGCCTGTTTCAATCGTCGCATAGAGAATGAAATCGCAGGAGCTTGTGACGAGGTCATAGCATTGGCCAGCAAGAGATGCATCGTATCTTGTGTACGTGCCGATTCTGCTCTTGATTTCCTTTTCTGCTGCGTGAGCAACGTAGACAATGCCCAAGCCAAGGCTCTTGAATCGGTTCATCGCGTTGGTAAACTCGACGCGAACCATAGACCAGCCTTTGCCATAGTCAAGGTCAGAGGGGTGTTTTATGCCGTTTTTTCGGCAGATATAGTCTTGGCAGTAAAGGTAGAAGTTGTTGATCGTATCGAAAATCAGGGTCTTAAACGTGAGCTTTCCGGCCTTCTTTTCGGCCAGCAATTCCTGATACACAGAGATGACAGTCTCCCATGAATCAATCGGGATATTGTAGGTGCTCAGGTTCCGCAGTCCGCTCTCGGAATCCAGAAACAGCGGGTCATCCAGCTCGGAACAGAACGTGGATTTGCCGACTTTCGGAGCGCCGTAGATGAGAGTGATTTGGTCCTCGAAGTTCTTGCTCGGTGTGCTTTTTTTGGTCGGGATGAGTGCCATGGTCATTCTCCTTTCAGTTCTTCGTTCGGTTCTCTCGTTTCGTAGAGTGCTTCGCATCCTTCTTGTCTTGTGCAGATTGGCATATACTCGCACTGTCCGTATAGGTTGCAGTTCGCAGAATGGGGATATACCTTGTTCTCCTTGTACAGTTTGTTTGCAAGATGTGTCTCATCCCAGAGCTGTTTTTCAAAGGCTTCGAGATCCTCATCGGTTCTTCGGAGTAATTGTTCCGTGAAATAAAAATCCGGTCGGTCCGCAATGTCTTTTTCAAGACGGTTCAGGAATTGTTCCTTGCTTTCGGTCTTTCCCTTTCGAAGCTGAGGCTTTCTCAGGATTCGATAGATGACACCTACAGGTTTCCAGCCAAGCCGCTTTGCGGCCAGCATATACATGGTGATTTGGGAATCGAGATAGAGCCGCTCCATATAGGCTCCGTCCAGCTTTCCAGCTGTCTTGTATTCCACAATCCAGTTTTCGTCGTTGATGGTGGCGATGTCATCAATCTTTCCGCAGATTCTATAGCTGCTTGATTTGTGATGGTATTCATTCATCATAGGAAGGTCGAATGAGTATTCCGGCATATGTGATTCGAAGGGTTCGAATACCTTGGAATAACCTTCCAGCAAGGCTTTTACCGTGACTTCTGCCAAGTCGTTCTCGTCCTGTTCTTCCTGTGAGTTTGCGTATGGAAGCCTCAAGGCTTCAAGTGCCGCAGGGATGCTCCATGTTTCAAGTCCTTTGTGAATCGCCGTGCCGATACTCAGGCTTCTTTTGATGCTGATGGGTGCGAGCTTTTCACGATAACGAAGAGCTTCCTTGTAAGGGCAGATTTGCCAAGTCTTCAGACGGGATTGGGTCCAGATGTCTTTTGCCATCTTATACACTCCATTCGCTGTTGTATTTCGCTTGCAGCTTTGCTGCTTTCGCTTGATTGTCGTGTTCTCTCGGGGTTTCGATGTATTCCGCTATCGAGCGAACGTCTATCTTTGTTCCTGCACAGGCTTCTTTCAGTCTGCCGTCCTTTACCATGTTGGAGATGTGCTTCGGACAGCAGTGCAGGATTTTCGCTGCGTCTTTTCGCTTGCAGACTTCGCCGTAAAGCTTCAGCATCTCTTCTTGTCTACTGGTCATGCCTTGTTCTCCTTCGCGTTTTCATACGCCATTTCGCGTCGTTGATGTAATCAGAATACAGATTATCCATGGCTTTTCGTGTCAGCTTTTCTTTGTTCATCTTTTTGAACTGATGGTACTTTTCGCACTTCTCTTGACAGCCGGGATAGCGATGATCGCAATTCTTGCAAGTTATATCGTTCATCTTGAAACCACCAGCGCGATGATTTTGATGAGTTCGTAGAACCAAAGTGCGCAGAGAAGTGTGCTGAGTGCGGTATAAGCCATATGATTGAGTATGTCTTTCATGTTGCCACCTTGCTTTCTAATGAAATTAGAGTTTAGATCATAAAAATTTTGTCAAAGGGTTGTTTTACGATTTCGCAGAATCGCTTTGCTTTCTCGATACTCATTTTTTCGGGGTTTCTTTCGTACTTTCGTACCGTACAGAGGCTAATGCCCAGTGCCTTTGCTATATCAAACTGTGTTTTGTTTGAAAGCATTCGAGCCTGTTTCAATGTGTAGATGGAATTTATTTTGCTCACCCCCTTTCTAACGATAATAGAATTATACTCTAATTATACTATAGTGTCAATACTTTTTTTCTGCTATTTGATTTTTTATTAGAGTTGTCGCTTGATTTTCTATGTTTGTTGGATTATTATGAGTTGGGGTGATAGCATGACGTTAGGAGAAAAGTTGCATAAGGTAAGGATGGATAATGGATTGACGCAGGTTGATTTTGCTTCTTTGTTTGGCGTTACTGATAAAGCTGTTTCGACGTGGGAAACGGGCAGAGCTTTCCCGAGGTTCAGTATTTTGCAGAAGATTTCGAAGCATTTTCATTTGTCGATAGCTTATTTGTTGGGCGAAGAAATCATTGCGTTGTATGATGAATTTGATGAGGATAAAGTCAGAGATTATGCGAATCTAATTTCTTTGAATCCCGCTGTTATTGACATGGTTGAGTTGCTGAAAGGTGCTACATATGAAGAGGTCGAAGAATTGGTGGCATTTTGTGACAATTGGTTGGCCGGAAAGAGAGCGAATAGAAGCAAGACATTGATATCCGTCAAGAGTGAAATAGCTGATAAGTATATAGTAGATAAGGATGATTGAATTGCTGAAGAAGCAAAAGTCTGGTTTGTATCGAGCAAAAGTCACGGTGGGATATGATCCTGCTGGAAAGCCAGTGGTCAAGTATATCTCAGGCAAGACGAGAGAGGAATTGGAATCTGCCAAGAAATCTTTGGTCGAGACATATATTCTTGGTCAGAAGCCGTCTCAGGATCGGCTTTTCGGCGATTATGCCAAAGAATGGTTCACTGTTCGCAAGAAACCATTTGTCAGCGGTTCCAGTGTGAATTCGTACAGGTCCGCTTTGAACAAACATATCTTTCCCGTCTTCGGGAATCGTTATTTGAATTCCATTACTTCGAAAGAACTTCAGGAATTTCTAAATGGTTTTGAAGGTTTTTCGAAGAGCCAGATTTCGATTATCCGCTCTATCTTTCGTGGGATATTCTTGAATGCCAAGATGGATGGGATTTTGAAATCAGATCCTTCGGAGAACTTAATCAGGCCGAAGGCGAGAAAGGCCGATGAGAAAAGGGCTTTAACCGATGAAGAGCGTAAAAGAGTGTGTCGGCTCTTTGATGGTCCGAATGGTTTATATATAGCTACGATGTATTATACGGGTATGCGGCCCGGTGAAGTGCGAGGATTGAAGTGGTCGGACGTTGATTGGTCCGGTAGATTGATTCACGTCCAGAGAGATATCGATTTTTCGTCCGGAAAGGCCGTTTCTGGGACTTTGAAGACCGAGGCTTCAGATAGATTCATTCCGCTTGTAAAACCTCTGTATGACCGTCTTGAAGCGGCTTTTGACGGTGTTGATGGTTTTATCTTTCAATCGAAGGGTTTGCCGTTTTCTCAAACGACATCTCGGAGAATCTGGTTGGATTTGATGGTAAGAGCCGATATGGCTGTTCCGATTCCCGAAGGTGAAGTGACTTGCTATGGAAGAGGAGATATCAGAGGACGGTATAGAGCGATTATAACACCCCATGCGCTGCGTCATAATTTTATTACGATGTGCTGGGAGCAGGGGTTGGATATCATGCTTACGATGAAATTAGTGGGTCATACTGACTACGAAACCACTCGAAAGATTTATACGCATTTGTCGAAAAAGCACCTCGAAAATGCGGCCTCAAAACTCGAAAAAATGTTTTTCGAAAAATAAAAGGTTGCACAAAAGTTGCACAAATTGTTCGGAAACCGAACTATTAAAGGAATTAAGAAAGCCCGGAAACCGCATGGTTCCGGGCTTTCTCGTTGGCGGACCCTGAGGGATTCGAACCCCCGACCTTCTGGTCCGTAGAAAAAAAAAGAGGCTGTTAGTTTCCACTTACATCCAGTATTTATGCGGGTTCCCGCGAATGGGTAAGAACGGTTTTTTCACAAAAGGTTGCACAAAAGTTGCACAAACAAGGGTAAATTATTGGACTCAAAATTCAAAAACTCAAAATCCGTTTTATTGTACTCATTAGGATGATTTTGTAATCTGGTCGATTTTTGGCACGAGACGGATAAGTCTCCTTTGTACTTCTTCATCAGGGAGTTGCTTTATTCGTGTTCTTTCGTTGATTTCGAGTTCCGTCTTAGCATTTGTGTCGCTCTTGTTAGCATATCCTAATGTATTCTGTAGCAGGAATTCCGTTCCCTTTGTATTGCCTTTGGTTTCGAATAGCCTATCAGTTACGTAGGCTTCGATTCTTTGAAGGGCATAATCGATGATATGTTTATGTTCAGAGCAATCAGGATTATCGGGGTTGTAGTTCATTATGACTTTGGTTCTCAGACCAAGATAAAGACCAAGACCGGGTACAGAGTAGTGTTTCTTTTCCTCATCGCAATACGCAAAATACTCAGCTACCTTTTTCCGGAGTTGATACGGTCGAGGATATGCGTCCTCGACCGTATCTGCCTTAAAGGCTTTGCTGGGTGCTATGAGCGATGAAGTGACTTTAATCAGTCTCTTGTTCGCCATAGTACGGGTGTCCTCCTTGTTGTGTCGTTTTTAAGAGTGCAGTGTTCATTTTTGCGAGTGAGCTTTCAATGGAGCTTGCCGACTTTGTGTGGTTTTGTCGTATAACGCTTAAATATCCTTGTTCATAGTCTTTGATGTACTGTTGGTATTCCTCTTCAGTGAAGTAGAATTTTCTTTGTACGGAGTTTTCGGACCTTGTGTAAATGTACTTATCGCCTATATGCTCAAATTCTGTCAGATGGGGATAGGTTGTTTCTCCAGTTTCTCGATATAGATTCATGCCGAAGTCAACTGCATTCTGATAGGCTTGAGAAGGATTCTCTGCTTCATGGTAGTTTAAGGGCATATTGGATTGTCTACTTTCTGCTAAAGCTTGTTCTTGTTCGCTGGTATCTTGCCAATAGAGTTTTCCTTCTCTTACTTCGCGTTGCATTTTTGAAGTTTCATCTTGTAGCATAACTTGTTTGTAGGCATCGGAAGGTGTCATATTCTGATCTGCGATTAGAGCTTTAATATCATTTGTTTGCTGTGTTGTGAGTGCGCGGTCTCCTCTGGCGTGATAATCATCGGCAGCGCTGGTTGAGGATAAACCAAATACCGAGCCTCTGAATAGATTGCCAAATGTTGGTTCAAACATATATTTGATTCTGCCTGTAGATGTTTCTGCGTATCCTTGATGTGCTGCAACGCCCGTTTGAACGACACGATTGATAGCTGCGCCGCCTGGTATCCATTCTTTGACAAGATTCCAGATCGCCATAGGCAATTCGTCTCTATCATCGATGGTTACGATATTTTTTGTCGCTCGAACGGTATTTTGAATCATGCTGAGAATCGGAATTGCCTGAGCCATAGATCCTATGGGGTCATCCCAATCAATATCCCACAAGGGGTTGAAGGATGAATATAGTTCGCCAGCGCCTTTGATAAGAGCGTCTTTCAGACTTCCGGTTTCGTCATATTCCTCTTTGGCTTTTTCAACTGCTTCAGGCAGGTCCGGAGCTACGGTTCCCTTGAGCAGCTTGTTCAGCGCGTGGCAGAGAACCATAGTCAATCCAAGAGCGCCGATAACTTTTGCGTTTGCAATAATCATACTTGAGCTTGTGCTGTTGAAGAATTCAGGCATGTCGTAGAACCAGTTTTGAATCTGATTAACAGGTTCCATCATGAATTGGAAGAACATGAGGTGTGTAATGCCTTTAGCCATTTTCGGAGCTTCGCCAGTTGCCTTTGAGCCCATGATATTTCGTGCGTAGTTTCCGGCATAAAGGAATGCCTGTTCTTTGTTCATGCCAAGCTTCATTCCAACGTTGCAGCCAGCTTGTGTGGTGATTTCTGAAGTGAAATCATCAGTCAAATTGAATATGCCATATAATAATGTATTTAATGTTTTTTCTACTTTGCTTCGTTCATATTCTTTTCGGCCAGTTCTGGTGTAGAGCCAGTCCGAATCTGATTTAATATCGATATGTTGCTTTTGATTCTTAGCTTCATCTGCCATTAGTGTTGCAGCTCGCCTTGCTAAGACTTGATAAATAGCTTTTGATGTTTCAATGGGATGCTGTCCCAATGATGTGATAACAGGCAGGAAGTTTGCCGCAACAGGTCGTAAGTTGCCGCCTGTCGCTTGTCTGCCTTTTAGGTGAAGCAGGTGTGATATCGCATCCGGGATATAACGCCTGACTTTTTTCTCAAGAGCGCGTTCCATATCAGATGTCTTTTTGCCAACAATCTGATATCGGAGTTCATCGAGGAAAACTCTCGCGTGGCTGAGCCGCTCTTTTACATCTGGGTCTGCATATCCGCTATCAGTGTAAGTTGCCATTGCATTGATAGCGTTTGTCAGGTCTTGGATTCTGATAGCGTTGTCCATCTGGTAGGTGTTTTGAATCATCTTATAGCCGTAGGATTTAAGGATGTTGCTCAGATTTGTTTCTTGTTTCTCAGGATCAATTTTTTCATTGGTCCTTCGTTGCTCGTTCTCGTGCCATTTTCTTACTGCTTTAGTATCTTCAGTTTTGCCAAAGAGATTTGTAGGCAATGCCACTTCGTTAGAGTTGATGCCGAGCGCTCTGAGAATTGGATTCTCTTCGATGTTGATGTGCGGAACGTATGTTTTTGTATCCCACCAGTGAGCGCGGTCCATGCCGTTTCGTTCAAGTGCATCATCGTAGTTGGTGTAGATTTCTTTTAGGGTTGCTCGCATAAGTTGCATTGCTTTGAATATATCGCTTGTTTTGTCGGTATTGATGCCATTTTCTTCAAGAAATGCTCGAACTTCGTCTGTATTTTCATATCCGCTTTCTATGCATTCAATAACTGCCAGTTGTTCTCTGTTTGAGAGTTTCATTTCATCAAGTGTTTTTCGTGTTTTGTCGAGTTTGTTTAATTCATGAGTGATTGTGGCGTTTGCTCTTTCAATAGGCTTTAAGTATAGGCTGGAGAAGACGGGGTTGTCTTTCTTCAGAAATGTTGCCAGATAGCGTTGGGGCGATGACATATAGCTTGCAGCGAGTTTTGTCGGGTCGTGCCGTTTTGCTCTATCAACTGCTTCCATTAGCATTTGTACAGCAGCATAAGTGATTTCCTGAGGATGGTGTCCACCTCGATTGCCTAATAGCACATCAATAAGGCTGTCCGTTCCCATTGAGCGCCAGCGAGAGTAGATATCTTGTCCTCGTGTGATTCTTGATGACAGAATACCGCTCATTTCATTGAGATAGCCAAGTTCTAAATCCAATCGATTTTTGTTTTCTTTCCCTAAGTTATCAATGTAAGTATCAATTTTGATTGAGAGTTTTGAGTATTCTTCGATTATTTTGCGATTATTCTTTTCTGTTTTTCGTTTGTCTTCTTCTGTATTACCTCTAAGTCTATAGATTTCTTGTATTCTATTTATAAGTTCTGTTTTTGCTTTATCCATCGTATTTTGGAGTTGATTTGCTAATTGTTTTACATCATGATTATCATCATTGTTGGTGTTTGCTATATAGGCATTCAGTATATCTATTTCATATTGCATGATAGCTTGCTGTTCCTTCATTCGTTTTAATTCGGGATACATTTGTCTTGATATAGTATCGTACATTTCGAGGTTTTGTTCGCCGATGGCTTGATCAAAAATCTCTGTAAGTTGTTCGGGAGTTAGAGATGTATAATTTCCTGCTTTGATATAGGGTGCAGCTGCCAATCGTATTTTTTGTAATGTTGTTTGTATGAATTTAGAACGTTCGGTATAGTAGTTGTGGAGTTGGAGTTGGGCTTTGTCATTAAGGTCTTTCAAGTCAGGGGCAGTAAGGTCAACGTCTGCAGCCGTAACATAGTTTCCGGTTTCATCTATTGATTTGTGGTCAGGATTGGCAGGGTGTCCGGTGAATTCTTGTATCGGTGCGGGTGTAGATGCTTGAATGATATAGCGTCTGGCATCTTCTGCCAGCAATAGCATTCGAATGTTTTTGACTTTTGCTGCTTTAATTTCGTCTCGTTTTTGATATGCTTGATTTAATTCTTCTTTTTTGTCTTGGATTTCTTTGTCTATTATTTCTCTTTGTTCAGGATGTATTTCGGATTCGGCCATTTCATTGAGTTCACGAAGTTTATTCTGTAATTCTTCGATTTCGGCTTTTGTTTTCCGGAGTTCTGTTGGGAGTTGAATGGTTTGTTCCATAATTGATTTTATGCTTATAGGTGTTAGCTTTGTTTTCTCGGCTTCTTCTTGTGCTAAAAGCATCTTCTTGGCATTGGTATTGCCAGCTTTAGCTTTCCATCCGATTTTCTGATCGGAAGTAGAGGGTTGTTCATTGTTGTTGTTGTTGTTATTGTTGTTGTTTCCGCCTGTCGCTTCCGTTTCTGTCGGTACTTCAGGAAGTGCAGAGATATCTCGGACAATTTCAGGTTCTTTTGCAGTCTCGGAATTGTTGTTGTTATTGTTTTGATTGTTGTTATTGCCGCCAGTTGCTTCTGCTTCTGTGGGTACTTCTTCTAAGTTAGAGATATCCTTGACTGTTTCGGGTTCGTTTGTGGCTTCTGTGTTGTTGTTATTGTACTGATTATTGTTACCGCCTGTTGCTTCTGTCTCTGAAGTATTTGTGGGTTCAGTATTGACGGGTTCTATGTTGGTGCTCTCAGTATTGGTTGGGCTGTCAGCTTGAATGGTTGTCCATTTATTATCGCTTGTAAGTAAGATGCCAAGTATATCGCCGCCACCTTCGGCTGAAGCATCATCTTCGTCGATTACGGGGATGCCGATGAGCTTTCTGTGGTCTTCAAGTGCTTGTTCAATGTTTTTAATCTTTTGTTCGGTCTGAATGACTTGTGCTTTTTCTTCAGCAGGCAATGTGCTTACAAAGATTGCTTGTACTTCAGCATTAGTAGGTGCTTCAGTTGATGTGGGTGTAGTTGTATTTGCTTCTTCTGCTGCTTTAGTTTCAAAATAAGCTGCGCTGAGTTCGTTGATTTCGCTTTCACAGTTAAAGCCGTTGTTAGATAAAATTGCAAGTTTCTTTATTGCATTAGAGATGAGTTCTGTCGTTGTGAATTTATCGTTCATGATATTCTGTCTGATTCGGAATATAGTGTTTCGCCCGTTTCGCTTTTGCTCGGGTGTTAAATGAGCTGTCGTATCGCCGTCTCCGTAGATTATATCAGCGAATATATTATTGATTTGCTGGGCAATGATTTGAGATCTGTTGACCGGAATAGGTGATGTTGTTACTTGTTTCATTAGCCAATCAAGCTTTTGCTTGTCATTCATTTCATATGTTTCGCGTTCAACATAATAATTTATTGCTTTTTGAAGGTTATTTATAGCAATCGAGATATTGTTATTCTGGTTTTCTTCTGTCCATCTCAAAAGCCTATATATTTCACTAAGCAATTCTTCTGGTGTTGAATTCCTGATTTTTTGTTCGTAAGATAAGTCACTGGCCTGTCTGAAGATGCTCTTTTCTTCTGTGTTTTCTTGTTGGATATTGCCTTCGGGGCTTATTCCGGCTTGTTCCATAAGTTTGATTTTTTGATTGATAGAATCAAGGGTACGTTTCAAAACGGTTTGCTCTGCCGCATCATATCTTGTAACAGGTCTTCCGTCTTCGTCAGGGTCTATGATTGTTTTGAAGTTGCTTTGAAGCCTTGATGTCATTGCGTTCTTGCGAATATAGAGTTCCTGCAAGAGGGGAGTGCCAGCTTCTTTAGCAAGGTCCAGCCATGCATCCATATTGGCTTCAAGCTTCTGTGAACGGAGCTGTTGCAGGATTTTTGCTTCAATGCCGCCATGCGAACCATCGAACATCTCATCGATATCAACGCCCTGTATAAGCATATAGATTTGATTGCCAATTTCACGCCTCTTAGCATCGAGCCTTTGCGCTCTTTCATAAACCGCCTGACGGGCTTGTTCATTTCTTGCGTATAATCCTTGTATCCAGTTTTTACTGAGCGTAACCAATTCTCCGGAGATTCGGTTGCTGAGGGCTACAAGGTAATAATATGTGTATTGTCTTTGTTCTTCGGGTGTGCCTTTCATCAATCCGTTGTTGTCAAACAGTGCATTGTAACGATTTGTGGCCTGTGCAAGTTCAGTTTTAAGTTGGCTGCCGGGAACGAGGTAATGGGTTTCTCCTTCTTGATCTACTGATGTAGTGGCTTTTTGCAGGTTGTCAACATATTCATTTGGTATAATCGCAAAGTTTAATCTGTGTTTTTGGTTCTTTCCGGTATAGATATATGCGTTTACGTCGATGCGTGCTGCGTATCCCAATATCTGTTCAAGAGTAGGCAAGCTTTCGAGATAGGATTTTGCCAGCTTGGCTGCTGCTTCTCGTTCTGGTGAATCTGGTTTCATGAGAGCGGCGTTTGTTGCTTCGTCTAAGAGGCCCCAAGTGGTTGTGACTTTAACGCCGTTTTCGTAGTGTGTGACGAGGATTTTCATCACGTTTTCGAGGAATTTATTGTGGCCGTTTTTAATAGCGTTTTCACTGGTACTTGCGGGATGTTTGATGATTGATTGCATAATTGTTTGGATTAAACCCATTGCCTGTTCAATATCGTATTCGCCGCCGGATTTGAGGATTTGATTCGTATTATCTTCTTTCAGGCTTGTTTGGATTAAGAGCGTATGGCTGTTATCATGAGCTGCTTCTTCGTATTTGTCGAGAGCGCCTTTTTGTGTTTTTCGACGTATTTCATATGCTGTTTTAAGTCTTTCTTGAGCTTCCGGACTTAATTCACTTGCGTCAACAATTTGTTGTACTGCTTGTTGATATTCCTCAGGCTTTAGTTGTGTGGTATCGATTATTTCAAAGGCTGAAGGATTGATTGTCTTTTTGTATTCTTCAAAAATGCTTCTTCGTATGAGCCAAGGTTCGATTGTTGTATCTGTAGCTGTACCACGGGTAAATGCTCCGGATTGTGTTTCAGGATTGAAATAATCACCATTGCTTTTGATAAATTGTTTTAGGTCAGTTTCTTCGATGGGCCAGCTGTTAAAGTTGAATAGATATTGTGCATTGTATCTTTCGTATTGTCTTGACCATATATCGAGAAGAGCCATTTTGAGCATGGTTTCAGAATAAAGCTGATTGGCATTGGATAGATGTCGTTCTGATTTATTCTGGTTGAGAATAGCATTGATTTGTCTGGTGAGTAATCTAATTTGATCTGTGAGTTGTGAGATTTTGTCTGGATTGGTTTCTTGATTTCGTTGTTTTCTTAGATTGTCTCTTTCTTTGATAAGTTCGTCGTAATTATCTGCTCTTCTGTCTGTTTCTTCTGTGTATTGTTGGTCAAGTATTGCTTGGTAGTCTTTTGTTGTTTCGCTGATTTCTGGAAGCTTTTCGCCTATGGTTAATGCTTCTTTATAGGATTGGAAGAGTTCATCATAGAGCTTCTGATTGTTGCCGTATTGCAGGATATTTTCATCAAGCCAGAATGTACCTTTGGGGAATGTGCCATATTGCCGTATATGATTGAGAGCCAGTTCTCTTGCGAGAGCTTCAATGTAATCGGTTGTTTGCAGTTCGGGTTTGCTGGATTCGAGTTTAGCCATTTGCTCTGCAGCGTATTTATACGGGTCTTGGTTGTATTTATCTCTTTGTTCTTGTAGAGCTTGTTTATCGATAACTAAATAAGGTGTATGGATTCTTAGCTGACTAAATGCAGTTTCAGCTGCTTGGATTATGTCCTCGTTAGTGTTCTTTGGCCTTTCTTTTTCAAGTGCATAAGATTCTAAGGTGGGCATAGATTGTGTAAGCGTTGCGAGTGTTGCGTTGAGATTTTGTATTTGAGTTTTGATTTCTTCTCGTCTTTTTCTAAGCTGGCTTAGTTCTTCATTTAGTTCTTTTTTGTTCGTGTTATTGGTGGTGTCTAAATTTGCTTCTGCTAATTCTTCTTCAATTGTTTCTATACGTTGTCTTACAGTGTAGAGTTCTTTAGATAATTGACCAAGTTGATTATTAGTGTTATTGTAGCTTTTTTGCCATTCTTGGGGCTGCTGATTGATCCAGTCGGATTGGTATTGATAGAATTCGTTTCTCAATTTGAATTTTGTTTCTAATGAAGTTGCTTTCCTCTTTATCCGATTTTCAAATTCTTGTTTGAAGTCTTCGATGAATTGTTTATCAGCCTCGTAGTTGTTAAAGAGATTCATCCAATCTGATGTTGCTTTATTCAGGCTTTCTTTTGCGTCTTTATAAGCGTTGCGTGTATCTGTTATAGCTTGTTCACCAGATTTATTCTGTACAGCTTGCATGTATTTTGCATATAGTGCTGGTATATTTCTTTGAAGTGTTTCTATTTGATTTGTTAGTTGTGCCAGTCTTTCGTTTGTGCTTTCGATAGGTATAATGCCATTCTCGTCAGGTGTCACGAGTTTACGGAATCGTTCAATATCATCGTGAGTGAATTTGTCGATAGCTTGTGATGTTGGGGATTCTTCAGTTTGTTTGAGAATAAGATATCTTTCAGATTCCAAGTAGTGTTCATATTCGTCGGAACGTGTATTTGTAATATTGAATCCGGCGGGAGCTGTTGGATAACTCTTGCTTCTGTAGATTGTATGGATGGTTCCGGATGCGTCCATGAATTGTCGGTCTTCTTCGTATCCGGGTAGGAAATCTGTCTGTCGATTTGCATGACGGATTTCGTTATCATTAAAGTCATATACGCCCTGCAATAATTGTCTTAAGCTGCGGACAAAGCTATCACTTACAGGAATCCAATCGTCAGGATTATCAATGATTTCCTGAAGACGGATTTCGTGTTCTTGTCTTCTGCGTTCTATAGCCTCATCACGTTTGACTGCATCCGGAGTTTCATCGTATCCGCGAACGAAAGATTTCGGTCTGTAGTTATCGAGGAAGGTTTCTGTCGGATTCTGAATAGGTCCGGAAATGCGTTCGATTTCTGCGTCGCGCTGTTGTGCGAGTTCTTCTTTCTTTTCTTGCGTTTTGATTCTATCAATATGCTTTTGATATTCATCTCTGATTTGCAGCGGTGTCATGCTGTTGTGTTTTTGCTGAAGTCTGGCAAAGGTCCTTCTGGCATTTATCGCGTTATTGATTCTTCTGTTATCAACAGTGGTTTCTGATTCATTTAACTGCTGATATAAAGCATCAAGGTCCGCTTGGATTTGTTCTTCGAGCTGGCTGTCAAGCTGCGCTTTTCTGTCTTGTGACTCTCTCTGATAGCGTGCGATAGTTTCTGCGTTGGCTTTGTCGCGGGTCTTTGCGCGCTGTTCGAGCTGCTCATCGGTGTTGAGGGATTTGCCGCTGTCTCCGACTGAGTTTGTTTTTTTCTGTAAGTCAAGTTCTGCTTCTTCTGCATATCTTCTCATTTGTTTATCGCGTTCTTTTGCTATCTGGTTTCTTGATTTCTGAGGTGCTTCAGAAGTCTGTTGTTCTGCTTGCTGTTCAACAGGCTGGAATTTGTCGGCTGTGTATTCAAGTGCAATGAGCTGTGTAAGTCTGCTAAGGTTTGTTTCGTAATTCTTTCTGAGGTTTTCAGTCTTTTGAAGAGCTTCTACTTGTTGCTGATAGAATTCTTCAATTTCAGTTTCGAGAGCACTTTTCTGTTGAGTGAGTTGAAATACAGTATTCTGGATTTCAGGTCTGCTCATGGGGTCTGAGCCGTCTGTTATCATGTTATAGGCTGTAGCGATGGCAGCTGTTTTGTTTTGATCAATGATTTGAATCTGTTCTTGGCGTTGCTGGATTTGCTGTTGAATCTGAGCTTCTTGCTGTTCGGATTCTTCAATCTGTTCGTTAATGCTCTGCACTTGAGCATCGTTGGCAATAGCTTCCTGAGTAGCCTGTACTTGTGCTTCATAGGCAAGGCTTCTGGATGTTTCTTGTGTGGCGTTGTCGATGAATTTCGCTACACGTTTAGCGCCTTTACTCCGGCGCTGTGCTTTGGGTTTGGTTTCCTGTGCCTCAGGGGTCTCAGTTTGAGGCTCTGTGGTCGGTTCTGTGGGTCCGTTAACGTCAACGGGTGTTTGTGCTTTGGTATTCGTAGAAGGCTGAATTTCAGGTGTTCTGGCGTGTTTTCCGGATTGTTTGCCAGTGGTTTGAACGGGGTTTCCATTTGCATCTGTTTTGACGTGGCTTCTGGCAGCTGCTTTGACTTGCTGTTCGAGTTTCGCTTTCTGTTCGTCTCTGTGCTGTTCGCCGAGTGCGTCAAGCTTAGCTTCAATCTCCTGCGTGCTTTCACCTTTCGCAGAAGCGACGATGAGATCTTTAATAGATTCTGTGATAGATACTTCGGTGCTTTGATTGCCGCCGTTATTGTTGTTACGTCTGTTGTTGTTGTTGTTGGCGATGCTTTGAATCTGACCGTATCTGTTGTGAGTTCTCGTCTTAGAAGAACGTTGTCCAAGAACCGGGACTTGTGTAGCGGGGTCATAGTTTCCTTCGGGGGTCCAAGCATCTCGGAAGAGTTCGCTTCTTTCAGCAGTTTCTTCGTACTGCTGTCGAGAACGTTCCAGCTGTGCTTGAGCTTCAAGCTCTGCATCGGAACGTTCGATGGGTTGTGTGGTCTGGTTTGCCGCCCATTCAAGTGCTGCTGCATCGAGCTTTGAATTGTTTTCAGATTCAATCAGTTCGCGCAAATCGCGGCCTTCCTGAGCAGCCTGTTTGAAGATTTCCAAGCAGCGTTCCGGTGTCATATCGATACCGTTCTGCATGATGTAAGTAAGTTCTTTTGCAGATTGCATCGTGCCGGGCATCTTCATAACACCAAAGATTCCGGTTGAAATCGCCGTTGCAAGAATCGTGTCCTGTACGCTCTGCGGATAATTGCCCCAGTTGTCTTTCAGCGCGGTTGACCATTCTGAGCCTTCGCCAACATCCCAGATCGTATTCACGATATTGCTGATGAAATCTTCGGAAAGCTCTTCTCTGCATTCTCTGGCGATGTCATTGGCAGCAGTCAATGCCCAGCTTCTTACGGGGTCTGCGATAAGGCCGTCTCTCGTGTTCATCCATTTGAAGATAGAATCGGAGAAGTCACCGTCCGCAATACCTTCCCATGGGGGATTAAAAATCAATTCCATAGCACCTTCAACGGCTGCAACAGAGAAGGAGCGAGCGAAAGTGTGTCCAGCCTGCAAATTTGCTGCATTGCCTTTTGCAAACATAGCTGCAGCATAAGGTGAATTGGAAACGAGTTTAAGTGATGTTTGGGCAAGTTTAGAAAGTTCCGTGGCTTTGAGAATACCGCCGCCAGTAATCGCCTTGGAAATCATTCCTGAAAGGCCGGAACCGATTTTGCCGTAGACAAACATTTCAGCTGTGTTGACAAGTGCGCTTTCAATGATTCGAGAAGTGTCGGAAAGATGATTCTGGTCATAGAGTGCAAGGCGGTTTGAGCCAATTGCATTGAGCTCGTAGTAATCGTCAATCGCTTGATTGCCGCCGATTTCATCCGTAGACAGTCGATTTCCTTCTTCGTCATAGAGCTTCTGACCGCCGTGTCCGGTCACAAGACGGGCAGCTGAGTTCGCCGCCATCGCAAGATTTGCCGGAGCAGTGGTAAATGCGTTGATGACGGAATAGAATGAGCTGTAATAGAAGTTCGGGTCCAGCAAGTTTGTTTCTGATTTGTAAGGGCTGGACCAATTAGGATTGATTTCATCGAGGACTTCGGCCATGGTAGTGGTGTCGGTAAAGCCATCGATGGATGTAAGCGCACTGGTTATTCCGTTGTCTTGGAAGTATTGATTGTCAAGCGTTGTGGAATTTGCGACTTGCATACCCATAGCGCCGAAGGTAGCGTAGTAATCGACCAAAGCACTCAGAGCGTTGGCCTGTTCCTGAGAATAGTTGGCAACGTCATTCGCATTGGTGCTTGTAATAGGCATATAGTCATTGGCATGCCAGATGAATCTTTCAAGTCCGGCTGCGAGAGCATCTTCGTTATAACCCTCGGGCAAAGAGAGCAATTCAGCAAATCGGCTTTCAATTTCAGGGGTAAACGCTTCGGGTCGATTGACAGATGTAAGGTAGTCATTTGCAAGATATAGCATGAATTTCTGGTCTGTTTCTGTGGTAATGGTGCGCTTTGCGATGTTTGTTCTTGTGGTTGTGGTCGTATCTTCGAGCTGGTCCATGTGGTCCAGACAAGCGAGGTAATCCGGAGGATATTGAGCGAAGCGCTCTGCAATGATAGTGTTTGCTTCTTCGCCGCTCAAATAACCCTGCTGCATCGCGCCGATAATCGCTCGGATTTCACCTTCAGAGAAGCATTGGCCATAAGCCATAAGCGAGGATATAGCAACTTGTACAGGGGATGAAACGTCCTGATTCAGCATACGCTGGAAGCTTTCTGCATCTTCTCGGATAGCGTCATATTGCTGTTTGTTCATTGTGTTGGCTTCAATGTTTGCCTGTATCTTTGTATCATCTGCGATGGTCATGAAGCCTTTGATATAGTCGTAAATCGGTGTCTTGGCATCCATTCGTTCATCCGCATTTGCACGGGTGAGAATGTAGTCCATCATGGACGTGTCTGTGTATTGGCCGTTTTCGAAGTGATAACCGGAAATGTCTGTTCCGCTTCGAACCATTTCTGCTTCTTCCGGAGTAAGGCCGAAGAGATAGTGATCTTCGTCATTGAAATAAATAGCGTTGGTCTGTTTGAGTTCATCGACTTTGGCGTTGATTTGTTCGTTGCTCTGAAGAGGATTGTTCTGTGCAGCAAGATTCTGGAGTTCTTCATTCGAGGGAACGTTGCTGCGAATGAAATTGGTTAGAACGTCGAAGAGTGGAATGTTGTTCGCGTCATTGTTGAAGGTTTCGGGCTTAAAGTTCGGGTGAAGGTTGCCTTCTGCCTGAAGCATCCGGCCCATGTCCGTAGACAGGGAGATTTCATGATCTCCCGCCTGAGACCAGTCATAGTTTCCAGAGAGGATTCCCGAGAGGAAATCATTGTCTTTCTGTTCCTGAGTTGCTTCAGTGGGGTTGCCCTGTGCGTCAACAATCTGCTGCCAAACAGGTTCATCCGTAGTTTCAACGTTGCTCAGGTCGAATTCCCTTTCGTTTGCAGGTGCAGGGGGAACAGATGTGTCTTCTCTGTTGGAAAGTGCCTGTTCTGTAGCATTGTCCAAATCGTTTCCAAGCTCGGATTGGGTTGCCGCGAGCAAGATACCTTCCTTGATGTCATCGCCTGTAATGTCTCCAGTTGCGATATCGTGCAGCAGGTCCTTGGTTTCAGCGCGGTAAGCAGGGGAAGCAAGGTCCGAGCTGCCGAGTGTAGCAGCGTAGGTAAATGACGATGTGTCAAGATAAGTGCTGGGCAGCAGTCCGTTCGCCGGATCTGCTGTATGGGCTTGCTTGGCTAAATCTGAAGCAGTCTTGATGATATCGGCGGTTTCGGCAGCGCCTTCTGCATTGATGATATCAGATTGGATAGAGTTGAAGAGATTCTGTGTTTCTGGGGAACCGTCGAATTTAGTAGCGATATCTTTGATACCGATAGTGATTTCAGTGGCAGCGTGATAGGCTTTGGCTGCCGCTTCTTGTCCATTGATGCCGACTGCTTGGAGCGCAGCGTAATAGGTATTGTAAGTCTTGACATCAAAGGGATGGGCGAATTGACCGCCGGAGATGAAGTATTCTGTGTCGGTTTGCAGGTCCAAGAGGTGGGCAAAGAGTTCCTGGTGGTCTGGAATAATGGCTTCCATCATCGCTGACATTGGCGTAATGCCGCCGTTGGCGATGTTGTTCATATGGCTGATGGTAATTAGGTTGTTGATTTCGTCTGAAGTCATGGAATCCAAATAGTTTGAATCGGATTCTTCTGAATCAGTTGAGCTGTATAGTGTTTTCAAAACGGGGTCAATAAATGTGGCTTGTGTGGGATTGTAGTCATCTCCCAATTGTTCAGCATAGTGTTCTCTCATGCTCTGATACCAGAGTTTCTGGAGAGATTTCATAGCTTCGTTGTCTTCAAGTACTTCATCAGGAAGCTCAATGGGATTGTCGCTGCTGGAGACGTTCGCACCGGATAATGCGAATTCCTTGATAGCATCAGCCTGTTGCTTCAGGTCAATCTGTTCCTGCGCAGCAGCCAATTCGGCTTGCTTTAAACTGTATTGATGTATCATTACATCGAGCGAGATATCATTGACTTTTTCTGGGGCCGGATTATCGGGCTGGACTTCTTCAGGTGTGCCTTTGATTGCAGCCTGTTCATTCTTTCCGCTTGCGTCATAATTGTTGATATCTTCGCCGTTGTATGCCATTTGAATCATATCTTCGATTGCCTGTTCGGAAGCGGGTATGATCCTGCGGGTTTGCAGATTGCCTTTCAGGAATTGGTCGAGCTTGGAATGTGGTATGTTGTTGCCGTCTGCGTCGATGAAAAGTTGGCTCATGAGGTCATCATGAAAGTTTTTGAAATCTTCATCAGTATTGTCGTAGAATTCGCGTGTTGCGTTAGTATATGCTATAATTCTGTCTTTTACGCCTTGCCATGATTCTTCGACTTCCTTCGTGTCGTCTTCCATTGCAAGGCTCTTAGAATAAGCATAGGCAAGTTTCAGGCCAAGGGAAGCTTTCGAACCGGGATTTCGATAGGATACGTTGCCGTTGATATCAAAATCGGTAATCTGGTCAAGATACGGCTGCAAAGCAGTTTGTACTCGTTTGTCCCATTCAGCATCCTGATAATAGCCGTAGGTATCGTAAAGGCGTATCAGGTCCGGGTCGATTTTATCCGGATGATTGGCCGTGTAGCGATAATAGCGCAGGTGGGCGAGTTCTTCATTGTCCGAGATGGATTGTTCAAGTTTTTGATAGGTATTGTCATCCATCTGGGTGAAGTCGTAGTCCTGCCAGTCATAGATTTTCTGCTGTCCGGCTGTTGAATTCGGATTGAGATAGTAGTTGATTGCGTCTTGGAAATAGTCTCTGTCCGCTTCAATAGAGCCGCCTCGCTGAAGGGTATAGTAAAGGCCGGGTAGAATGTCATAGGAGTAGAAAGTGCCGTTGTTGAGTGCGATGAGCTTCTCGGAAGCAGCGTTTCTGGAAGCATCTATCTTTGAGAGGGTTTTATAGTTGTTGTAATCCAGAGCGTCAATGCATTCCTGATAACTGGGTGCTCGGCCATAAATCGATTGGTATTCGCCGTAGAAGTTGGAGAAATCCGTTCTGAGCTGGTCCCATTCTGCTTTGACTGGCAAGTCGTAATCATCGTAATCCTGTTTGGCTTGCATATAGTAATAGGCAGCCCATTCTTCCGTGCTGGATTTGGTCGTGGGCTTCTTGGTTGCCATGGAAAACGGGTCGATGGTTACGGTCGAATTGGTATACAGGGGAGCAAACGTCTTGAAGAAATTTTCGTCCAGAGGCCCGTCATAGCCGTAGTTATCCTTGAAGAAGTCAAGGATTTCCTGAGATTGTGTGCTTCGTCCTGCAAGATAGGGATTGTAGAATTGCGAGTGCATGGTATCGACGGAAGCAGAAAGGTTCTCAAGGTCTTCCGTTCGACCATTTTGATTCAGATATGCCGCATACTGGGGTAGGGTGAATTGGTCGATGGAAGTATACTTATCCCAAGAATAGGATTGTGCTTTGGGTTGGTTGAATGCCTTGGCGAGTTTAGAGCTTTTTTCTACGGTTTCGAGAGAGGCTCTGGGATTGTAGTTGCTTCTGTCATCTTTGATAGAATATGGCCGGAATGAGCGATTTCTGTAAGTCGGCTGAATCTTAATGATGGGATTGCTTTTACGAGTGTTCAAGTTGACGTTCTCATTGGAACGTTTGACCTGAGGAAGGGGTTTGGGTGAAGTTCCAAAGGTCCTTTCTTGTTTTTCTTTCTTCTCTTTAAGGATGTTGGGGTTTGCCATGTGTTCCTCCTATGAAGTCCATCATAAGATGTTATTTGTGGGCGATAGAGCTTATGCGGCTGCTGCCGCTGACAACGGGTTTGGTAACAATCTTCTTGGCAGTGTTCGTAACTGCTTTCTTAGTGGTGAGTTTGTTGCTTGGATTCTTGACGGTAAAGTAGTTTCCAGCGAGCTTGTTTTTGTTGATGTTTGTGACAGATTTGGAAGTGGATTTACCGGAAGAGCCGCTGCCGGATTTTTTGTAGCTGGAGTAGGATCTTCCACCGCCGCCACCGCCGCCGGATGATTTCTGGTTGGCCAGCAGGAAGTTTGCGTAGGCTTCCATGGAGCTTGATTGCAGTTCAGCGATGTTTTGAAGCAGTTTGGTCTGCTTATCGAGATTGTTGCCTCGCCATTCATTCATGCGCTGCAAGATGTTCGCTTCATAGCTGTTGGCGTGTACGTTCTTATTCGCTTGGATTGCTGCTTGTTGTTGGCCGTAGATGTTAGCTCTGAGAGTTTCTACGTCGTTTCTGAATTTGTCCAGAGCGTCAACGGTTGAGCCGGGAAGGCCACCGATGCTCAAGCCTCTTTTCTGAAGCTTAGCCATCATGGAATTGATGGATTTCTGGTAGGCTTGATTTAGATAATCCGCATCAGTAGCTTGGGCTTTGATAAGGGAAGAGAGTTGGGTTTCATAAGAGTTCTGCTGAATCCGGTAGGTATCAGCGTATTGTTGGGTTGCCTGTTGCCGGAGAGAAGCGTCATCGGTTTTGTAGTTTCCGAGTTCTCCGGTCAGGAAATTGGTTCCGTTTGCAGCAGCAAATCCCGAGGAATTGTAGCTGCCAGTAGATACGTCAGCCATCGAATCACCTCACTGTTTGTTGGCAAGGTAGTTGGCGTAAGCGTTGTAACCGTTCTGTTGAAGCTGCGCTATCTGAGCAAGCAGATTGATTCTTGAAGCTTGGTTTTCGCGCTGCATTTCAGCGGCCTTGGATTCAACGTCCTGAGCATATTTGGCAGTCAACGTCTGAATGTTGGCGTTGATGTCATTGGCCTGTCGCAGGTATTGCAAGCTCGAATCAGAGAGTGCGCCGTTTCTGGCGTTTTCAACTTCAACGCCACGGGTTGAAACAAGGCTCGATCTGCCGAAGCCTTGTTTGTTGAGGTTGGCCATGAGTTGGTTCATGGATTTGTCGTATTGCGTGTTGATTTTCTTGGCATCGATTTGCTGGTTGGTTCCAAGTTCAGCAAGCTGATTCTGGTAGTTCTGCTTTTCAGCTTCATAAGTGGGGGAGTAGTAGCTTTCTGCTCTCTGTCTGTTTGTGGCGAAATCAGTAGCGTATTGAGCAAGCTGATTCTGGAGTTGATTGATGTTGGCAGTAGAGTAGAAGCCTGTGTTCTGGTAATCACTTAAAGACGGGGGGCTTGCCATAATATCACCTCACTAAAAGAATTAGCCGGGTTGCCCCGGCTATTCGTTGTTTGTTTCTGTGGATTTCTTTTCTCGTTTGTGAAGTTGTTCGAGTATTTCTTTGAGTGCTTCGGGAACAGGCAATCCAAGATGTGCTGAATTCTCAAGAATGGAAAGTCCTTCGTTTGAAAGGTAAAACATGGTGACAGCACTTCTTGCTGCTGAGCCGGATTTGATGACGTGGATATCGAGAATGTTTGACATTCCGACAAGCAATAGGATTAAGACCTTTTTTGCAATCCCTTTGAAGCCAACAGCACTGGATAACTTTTTGTCTTGTATCGCGCAGAAGATTCCGGTAATGTAATCGATAATGATAAAGACGAGCAACGTTATCATCAGTCCGTCAAGACCTCCGAGAAAGTATCCGAGTACGCCGCCGATAGCTGTAAGGGCAATTTGAATCTTGGTCCATACGATTTCGGTAGTGATGTTCATATAAGTCCTCCTTATGTGAGCTTGCCGTATTTGGGTGAAATCCAGCCGATGCCATCAATGGTTTTGATGGAAATCCATTTGGTCTCTTCGTCGATTGTTCCTGCGAATTCGTATTCGGAATCCTCTTTTGCGATGCCGATTTTCTCACCATAGGGTGCGGTACGAATCCAGCACTGGCCGCCGTGAATGAGGACTTTCTTGGGCTGTTCAGGAATAGTGCGGAGCATCGTAATGAGTTTGGTCATTACTTCTCTTGTCTTAGGTCCGTAGATGCCGTCCATTTCCAGATTATGATCCTTCTGGAAGGAAATCAGTGCTGCTTCCGTAGCATCACCAAAGTCACCGTCTGCCCCCCATTTGCCGCAGGAATAGCCAAGTTCTATCAGCCATTCCTGAAGCGTTTTCACGTATTCGTTTTCGTCTCCGTTTTTGAGGTATTTAGGTTCGGTTTTTATCGTTGTAATTGTAGTGTGGTAATTGAAGTACTTAGTCATAAGGCCCCAGTAATTGGGTTTTCTCGAAAAGAGTTTCGTTTTGACCACTCCATACATAACGCCTCGGGCTTCGCCAATCCACCAGTCACCTTCCGGGTGTCCGTCTTTAACGGGTTCAAGTAGATATGCGACGTGGTGGATTGAGGAAGCGTTGTTTCCCCAGAAAACAGCAGCGCCGGGTGTTCTGTATTTTGCGGGAATCATGCCGGAGCCTTTGGGGTTGCACCATTCTGCATAGTTCTTTCGAGCATAGGTGTTTATGTTGATGCCCGTTTTGTCTTCATAAACACCTTCTGCAAGGCCGTTGCAGTCGAATACTCTGTCAGCATGTTCGCGCCAGTATAGGGCTTTTTCCTTCTGTTTGCCTGTATATTGCGTGAACCACCAGCTCGTTTTCGACCACTTCTTCGGGTCCTGACCTTTGGACCCCATGATATAACCGTAATGCCTGTCAATGGCTTTGTAGATCTCATTGACAAGGCAAGAAATTGATATGGTTTTCATGTTTATCTCCTTATAGTCTCATTAGATAATAATGTCCCCAAATACTGCTAAGGGTTGAACCACTGTTTTGATGGAGTCCGAAGAAAATAGTATCTCCGGCTTGGCAGTATTCAATTCCAGCACAATTACAGACAAGTTCGCCGTATCTTTGACCGAATAAACGTTCATATGCAAATGTATTTGCTCCAAATCCGGTACTATTTTTAGAAATAAAAATCAAACGTTCATTTGTATTGTTTGACCCGCCCCAGTTAATAAACATTGTTGCAATATAAAAACCTGTTTCTGTGATTGTTATTGCTCCATTGGCGGGAGATTTATTAGTGCCAGTTGGAATAGAAAACGAATCGAAATGTCCGCCTTGAATATATTTAGCACCAATGAAATGGTTTCCGTTTTCATCTAATACATTTTCTCTGCCGCCAGTTACATATAATTTGTTATAGGCATGAATTGGATAATAGCTTTCCAGCATAGGATTAGTAAGTGTGCTATTGCTGATACCGCCAAAGCTTGCACCTTTGCCGCATCCGGAAAGGGCGAAGTTAGCATATGTATCATTGAGATAAGCTGTTATGGTTTGCACTTCAATATATGGATAAGTTGTGTTTCCATCGTCAAGCAAGATTGAAATAGTAACATCAAAGGATTTATCAATATCATAAGTATTTTGATTGTCAATTAAAATGTATTGTCCATTATTCAATGTATCGGTGTAAACTTGATTGTAGGTTACAGTATTTGTAAATTGTGGAGGCCAAGCTTGTCCCGAATCATTTTGGAGGGCTGTAATAGAAATATTCGGAGCTGCAATAGTATAAGTTACTAATCTGCTGGTGGATGGATTGAAGACGATAGCTGTTTGATTTATGAATAAAGATGGGTCTTTATTTGCTGCAAGGGTATAGAGTGCATAAGTTCCGTTATTTTCGTCAATAGTCCCAGTTGAATCACAACGGTTAATAGCAGCTTTTGTAAGCAAGGGCATAAAACTTGTTCGCAAGAATTTGGGTATGGTATTGGCGTTTACGTGTTCTTTTAAGTGTTGTATGACAGTTCCAGTGTCAGCATTGCAAATATCACCTTCAACAATCAGGTCTTGTGTGGCATATAAATTGTTAGTTTCCATAGCATTGTATAGAGCAATAGCATCATTTGTATTAGAAGGAATTGTAAGTGTGTGTCCATATATAGGGGCGCTGATGAAACTGTTTTCTAAATTAGTTAATACATATTCTGTGTTATTGATTTCAATGATGAATTTGCCTTCAGCAAAAGCATAATTCGTACCAACTTCTAAGCCTTGGAAGATTATATCGTATGATATTGTGTCACCGAAGGTGTAATTATTAGGTCCCCAGATTTCATTTGATTTTCTAATATTTATATGACTATAGGTTATCAATCAAATACCCCCTTTCAATCGAAAGACTAAGCCGCCGTCATTGGTATTCTGAATAATATAGTTTCCGAATTTTGCGTAGTTGGCAGCGAAACGCGAATATTCTAATCCGTTAATTACAATGCCAACTCCATCAGAGCTAATCAGAGTTTCATTGTTCGTTTGATTATCTCCAACGTGTAATCCTGACTGGTCGATTCGTACAACTCGATTGAATTCAGGTTTGGTCACAAAGTTTTGTGTAGCTTGACCAACGATAAGTGAAATGCTCTGGTTGGCGCTTAGATCCAAGCTGTCTCCGATAGCTTGGATGGAAGTCGTATAGAGGACGGGAATAGAGGCTGAAGCAATGAGTGCTTGTCCGGCTGTGATTTTATCAGCGGTCAGTGCGGTTGTCATGATTTGGCCGATGATAGCAGATTGTGCAAAGACATTTTCTGCGTTGAGGGTTTGTACGGGTAGATTTGTATCAACGATGCCTTTTCCGTTTGTCATGGTTCCTGCATCGATTTCCTGCTGTGTGGGTGTAACGAGTGTAGTACTGATTGTACCGTCTGCGCTGACAGCAATATCGTAATAATAGCCGTCTGAGCTTTTCAAGGTAAGATTGCCAATAGTTGCAGAGATGGCAGTTGCAGAAGTCGCAGCAAGTCGGTCGATATAGAGTTCGTCTCCGATGCCGCTTCGAATGATGGCTTGGTTGGCTGACAGGTCCTTTATTTTTGAGTAGTCAATATCAGCGGATTCAAGATTTGCCGTGGTCGCTTTGAGGTGGGTGATATAAAGGTCACCGCCGGAGCCTCGGGAGAAGACAAGGTTTTCTGTCAGTGTATCGACAATCTGAGCCAAGTCGATTCGAGCGACACCGATTTGAGCGACCATCATTTGTGCCAAGGCAGCAGCCAGCTCATCCGTGTCGATTTGCTGTGCTTCAATTCGTCGGATAACATCTTGTTCAACAGTTCTTGTGATTTGTGTTTTGCCAGCAGAGGAAAGTGCTTTTTCTGTCAAGCCGCCCAGCAATTGTTTCCATATCCATTCGAGCTGTCGGTTGAGTTCCCGCATCTGTTGTGGATTCTGTAAATCCGTGAAAGTCCTGCGGACATTGTTTGTATTCATTAGTCGAAGTCCTCCTCGATGTGAATTTCAATGCCGCGATGGATTGTCAGGGGATTCCCGTCTACGTTTTCGATGCGGAATCGGAACATACGTCCTCGGACCTTTACTCGCTTTCGGATGATATTCAAGCCATTTTTGAGATTGATGATTTTTGTTCGTGTTTTCTTTTCGTTGATGGTGGAAAGCTTGATTTTCGGAAGCTGAGTTAAGTCAATGCTGTTGGCAGAAATTGTCATATAGATTCGTCCGGTTGATTTACGCGAAGTCTGAGAACCGCAGTCAATCCAAGGGGAAGTCCACACAGCATTGATGGGTTGTCCGAAGAAGGTAAGTCCAGAATCATAGCGATAGATTTTGTCTTCTCTCAGGAAGAGGATGGTTTCATCCTGTCCTTGCCGGAAGACTAACCAGTCATCCAAGCCTTCAATCCCGAGGATGTTGTAGGTTCCGTCAAGCAAATGATATTCGATTACGCAGTTGTTGATGATAGAACCGTCGAGAGGGATAGCCATATAAATGACGTTATCGACCAGGCAAGCGCAAGCTGTATCAATATTGCTGTCATTGATTCTGGACCATGTGTCTTTGAGCTTTCTGTCACCGTTCCAAGTCAGCGGAGCTGCTTGCATTCCGTTATAGCGAACAAGGCCGTCTGAAGCAAGGAAGTAAACGCTGGAACCGTCGGAAACAATGGTTCTGGGTGCAAGGGTTCCTTCCGTACCATAGACCTGTGTAAGCTGGAATTCGCCCGGATAAGTACCGGACAGACGATGAAGACTTTTGTCTTTGAAGATGAGAACATCGTCCATTGCGTTGATTATCGCTCGGATGCGTGAACCATCAAAGGTTGCTACATCGACAAAACCGCCGCCAGTGTATTCGCTGTCTTCATAATCGAGATTCCAGTCTTCGGGGTCAAATGTATTGCTCCAGTAAATCCTGTCGGGATAGGTTGAGGAAACACCGCCCCACAGTCGTTCGTGCAGGAGAGTAATTTGGTTGAAGTTGATTTCTTCACCAGCATTGATAATGGTAATGGTTCCGTCTGGCTGTTCCTGTGTGATTCTACCTTGAATCATGTGTAGGGGCATGAGAGCGGCTGAGACACCATCCCAATATTGAGCCGTATCGATGCCGTTTGTGAAGATAATCCAATCAGTTGTTTCGTGCTTGTAGTTCACAGCATACCAGTCATTTGTGGTGAATCCAGCACCAATAGCTGTCCATTCTTCGCAGCCCGGGTCTGAGACGTAGATTCGGCCATGCAAGGCGAGAATGATTTTCGTGAATTCTTCATGGGTTGTAGCATCTCTGAAGAATCCCTGATAAAGTCTGCCGTTTGCGGATTCATATATGGAGACTGGGGCTGCAATTCCATATTGTGTAACGCCATTTGCGGTTCGCAAATCGCCGAATCGGGCAATGAAGTTTACAGCATCAGGGGATGAGCCAATATCGGCAGAGTGTTCGCCCTTGGATTGATCCACACCAGTAAAGGCGTTGATGGATAGCTTTCGCTCTGCCATAGTGGAAGCATAGCTTGTGTATGAGGTCATTGAATCACTCCTTTGATATCGCCTCTTTGAGTTGCAATTAACACGCATAGATACACGGCTGCGGCATCAAATCGTGCATCGTGAGCGTGGATGTTTAGTTTGTGAAAGAGCTTGCAGCAGGTTTTCAGGATTTCTTCTTCGTTGAGTTGAAAGTATTTGCAGAGTTCTTTCAGGTTCGGCTGTTTTCTTTTTCCGGTTTTTGTTCTCAGGTGGAGAGATTGTTGAAAGTAGGTCATGGTATCCAGATATTGATATTTGGGAAGTCGAATGTCATTGCGTTCGAATTCCATATGGATAAGCCGCATATCAGATTGAATATTGTGTCCGATGACGATTTCCGCACTCAGAAACGGGTCAATCAGCGCCTCGATTCTGTCACTGAAGGATTTGCCATTGGACAGGTGAAACAGCCTCATTTTGCTGAATCCGTGGACTTTCTGGGCATATGGATTCATGGTGTCTACGGAGAAGAAGTAATTGTGGGCCTCGGGTTCTTGGTCTTGGTAAATGAAGGAGAGTTGGCAGAGTTGTTCAGGTGGTTGACCATTGCTTTCCGTATCAAGGAAAAGGGCTTTCATCTGAAGATTCCCCGAGGAATTCTTCTTCGGGTGTGGTCTTTCATGGAGTTTCTGACAGAGCGGAGAAGCATTCGATACTGCTGCATCCATTGGTTGCCATAGTCGAATTTTTTCTCCGAGTACCAGATCCTTGCACAAGCAAGGCAAACATAAATCATGGGGTCCACCTGAGCATCGGTAAAGACGGGAGTATCTGTGAGTTCTTCCAGCGGGTCAGGCTGGTAGTGGTAGTAGACAGTCAGCGTTGTTCCGGGCTGCGCTTCGGGTTCAATGATGTATTTCGTGAAGAATTTATAGGGAATGCTCGTAGTGATATCAGCATCAAAAAGGTTTTTGATAGCATACATCTGAGGGGTTACATTGGTCAGGTCGATATAGCCGTCGTTATCGACAATGACTTGTTCATAGTGGTCAGGAAGTGCCATTTCCCGAGAGACTTCTCTGTATGCTTCGTTTATTGCATCCTTGAAGACGTTGAAGTAATGCAAGGCATCATCTTCATATTCATCGTCATCATTCTTCTCGAATTCATCATATCGGTCTGAGTATCGGGCAGCCATAGTGCAGAGTTCGTCAAGCGTCATTCTGCAATCACCTCTTCAGGGATGTGGTCTGTTGTTCGATTGTTCTTCAGGTAATTGTAAGCCTCTTTCATTTTGTAGTTGGCTTTGTCAATGGTTTCCTGCTGTTTCTTTTTGTTCAATCTCTCGTTGAATTCATCGATTTCCCGGGTGATAATCTCTGTTCGTGCCGAGCTGTATTTGCGCGCGTATTCGATAGTACGTTCGTCGAGAGTATCAAAGGGAAGCACACAGGCCAGAGTATCGTAAGGCTGACTTTTACAATGGATTTCAAACTTCTGAGATTTTGTATTCAGCATAATAAAAAAGTCCCGGTTCACCTCTTTAAGACGAACCGGGATGTCCATTGTATGGGTCAGCACAGGTATATGGTCTTTACAAGCCATTCCTTCTGTGCAGAACATGAGTTACTCCTTATGGATTAGAGATGTTGTTGTTGACCGTAACGCTCATGGGATTCGACGGTGCGGATACTCCGGTCAGACGTGCGATGCCGCCGGGCAGTCTGCACATCAGATCGCAATACTTTGCGATAGAACCTTCGTAAATCGGGTAACGAGCATTGCGCTGCAGAATGCCATGAACATTATCATCCAGCCATTCCCAGTCAGCAATCTGGTCGATAGTGAACAGGGAAGTGTCATACAGGTCGATGCTGGCCGGAGCAAGGAATTTGTTCCTGACGAGCGGCATACCATTGAATTTCAGGGCTTTGTGGCCACCTTCGAGAATCATCACGTCGTTGATCGCCCTGCGATAGTTCATCAGTTCCATATAGTACTGGTAAGCAGTATTGCCACAGGCGATATGGTTGATGGTTACATCGTAGGTGTCTTCGATATCGTTGATGACGTTCTGGAGCTTGACTTCAGTCAGTTCGCCAAAGCTGTTATTGACAGTGGGAACCATCCAGCTATAGTTCGCTCTCGTCAAGCCGTATAGAGTGGTTACGTTGGTCGTGTCAAAAATCGCGCCAAGTCCGGTCAGTTCCAGTCCGGCAGAACCCTGCATAGTGATATAGGAACCATTGGTGGCGTTGGCAGTAATCGCCGTATCGATTTTGATAGCGCCAGTCGCATGATTGATATCGAGAATGCGGGTCGGTGCTGCGGTGCTGCTGATTTTCGTTCCAGCACCGTTGTAGACATCAATCGTCAGGCCGGGCAGAAGGTTTCTGGAATTGCTGCCAGATGCAACGGTTAAAGAAGTCGCACCAGAGGAAGCAGTAGAAATCGTGACCAGCTTACCGCTGCCATCACCGTAAATCTGACGGGCAAGGTTGAATTTCAAAGTCTTGACCAGCGTATCAACGTCACGCTGCAAGGCGTTGATGAAGGAACCAGCATCGGCTCCGGTAGCGCTTTTCAGAATCTTATCCGAGATGCTGATAGTGCCGTACAAGTTCTTGGTCGTGCTTTCAAACTGCTTATACAGGTTCTCGCCAGCAACAGGCAGGATTCCGGTTTCAGTGCCAGCGCCAGCGCCGCCGTTCGCGCCAATCTGGACAGCGCGTACAATCTTCTGATAGCCAGTGATGTTGTCGCTCGTCTGCAAGATTCTGGCGGCAAACGGGTCAGCCTGCATATTGACGAATTCACGAATCGGGTTGATATAGAGGACTTTCAAAGCCTCGGAAACGGTGGTCAGGTTAATCACTTAAATCACCTCGTTATTTTAGTCCAAGCATTTTACCAAGACCACGCTTTGCCTGTTCCATGGAATCAGGGGCGGGTCTCTGTCCAGTCAGAGGAACATTTCCTCCTTCACCAATAGAGTTCGGAATCGAGCCTCCGGTTCTGGCAATGGATTCAAGATGATCCTTGAGCACGGCATCTTTGATTTTATCGTTGTTTGCCATTCTCTTGATGAATTCATCGTCTTTCAGAAGCTCTTCTTCAGAACGGTACTTTGCGGAACGGACAGCGTTATAGGCCCGTTTCAGGCCGTCATTCGCCGTGCTGAGTTCCGGATGCTCTACGATAAACTTCGTGATTTCCGGCATCACTTCCGCGATATCCGGCATATCCTTTGCATCTTTGCCCCAAGCTTCCTGTACGAGCTTGTTTCGGGCTTCGGTCTGAAGCTTGTCGTAGACAGGTCCCATTTCCTCTCGAATCGCTTTCTTCAAGCCGTTCATCGGGTCGGAGGGTTCGAGTTCCTGTTCGTTGTCCAGCGCTTGCTGGAATGCGAGCAACTGACTGAGCATTTCCTGATATTCCGTTGCTTTGGAATCCCGTTCCTTGTACTTCGAAACAAGTTCCTCTACGCTGCTTACGCCCAGGCTTGCAAGTAATTCAGCAGTCGGGTCAGGAGTTGCGGCAGCAGGTGTCGCGGCAGCAGCGGAATCCACCGGAGCTGCCATATCTTCAACAGGCGGTTCTGCCTGAGAAGGCTGAGGCTCGGGTACAGGTGCATTCGTTTCAGGAGTTTCTCCATTGAGCATCTGCATCAATCTTGCGTTTTCTTCTTCATTCAACATATTTCTTTCCATGTTTTACTCCTTTCATGACTGAGGGCTTGAGATGTTTCTGACAGTTCCACCAACAGCGCCTTGCTGTGCTGAAGCCAGCATAGCGGCTTCTTCAGGATTCGCGCCGTTGTTGAGTACGTTCTGAGCAGCCTGTCCACCGGGTCCCTGTCCGGCAAGTGCCATTGCCTGCTGTGTGGCGATGTCTTTGTGTTGCTGGATGTGTTCAAGCCAGATTCGGGCCTTATCAGGATCCTTATCTGCCATTGAACGGAAGTCAGCGCTGAGAGCGTACTTCGTGTGTTCTGCGATGTGGGAAGAATGATTGTCAAGCTCCATGATATCGGGAGAAGTCCCACTTTCAAATTCAAAGGCTTCTCGCTGCGCTCGGACGGAATGAAGTTCTTCGATGTCAATCGCGGATTCCCAGTTGCCGAGCTGGAAGATTTCAAGCAGTTTTGAGCGCGTTTCTCGGGTCATGCGGCCAGTTTCCGGGTCCGTAAATAGTCCGACCTGAAGAAGTTCCAAGGCAAGCTGTTTGCGCTGAGCGGGTGTGTTAATCATTTCGTTGTCGGTATCGACAATCACGTCATCACTGGTCAAATCCGTGCCTTTCCAGATAAGCGCAGAAACGTCTCCGGCATTCTCTCCGGCAATACGGGTTACTCTTGGAACCGTAACGAGCTGCTTGTAGATACGCAGCCATTGTTTGCCAAGTTCACGTATTGCGATTCGGATGTTTTCACTGGTCAGAGTAAGTCGTGTATCGTCCTGTTCTTTCAGGATTTCAAGTGCAGTACCGGAAGAAATCGCTGGCGGGGTCTGAGATGTTTTTGACATCTCGGAAACACCGGATATAGATACGAATTCTCCGGCAAGCTGGTCCACCTGCTGAAGCAATGTGGCGGGGATTTCTTGCGGAGTCATCCAAGCAGGGGGAGTAGTACCCGGCTTGAATTCGACAACGCTTCCCGGGGGAAGTCCCGTATCAAGAATGGAATCATCGACAAGACTGCCTTGTTCAACAATCATGTTACCGATTGTCATTCGGGCAATGTATTCGTTAATACGATTCCTTACAGCGTTGTAGTCTCTTTGAATGGGGATGCATCGTTCTACGACGCTTGTTCCCCAGAGAATTCCTGTAGAAGTCAGGCAGCGCTGATGCGTGAACGGATATCCACGTCGATAGTATTTACCGCACTTGTAAGGCAAAACGCCTATGTGTACGCAGATATCACCGACAATGATTGCGTGTCGGCCCTCGGGGAAGTCACGGTTCGGTCGTTCGTAGTATTCCAGAACGAGTTCTGCGTCATCGATGTTGTTGTCTCGGACCTGCATCATGGAAGGATTGTATCCGATACCGCCGGAGACCATTCCGCTCATCTCCATGGAGAAAGTGTTCATGGTCCGGCCTTCCACCTGAATACCCCACTTCAGTTTGATTTCGTCAGTGGTGTAAACCTTGGCATGAATGATGTTGTCGCAGTCATCCAGATTCTCGATGTAGCAGCTCGACGGAAACATCTCGTAGTAGGGAACGACAGAAGGTGCGATATCGCCCTCATAGATGGGCTTTCCATTGAAAGTTCCAAGGCAATTCCCGGCAGTGGTGTCCCATCCGGTCTTGTAGAATACACCACCGCAGGTCTCAGACCATGTTGTTCCCTCAGCAAGGATTCTCGGCATATCCAGATTCGCATAAACGCATTTCAGCAGCTTTGTACTCATCTTGGCCGCTATGATATCCTTCGTATCGCTGGTTACAGGCCGTACAATCATGCCCGGCTGTACACGGCTCAGCTTTGAAAGCCGTGTTTCCATAATCGGGGCAATCTGATTGTAGACGGTTCGCATTTCCCAGTCGAATGTAGACGGATAGTCTACGACTTCTCCGGTTGATTCAAGAATATCGCAGTATTGGTTCCCGGCAATGAAGTTCTGATTTAGTCTCCACTGCAATTCGAACGGTCTTCGTTCTTCTTTCCGCTTCTCAAACGCTGCTTTGACTTCGCCAACAAAGGCTTCAACGTCAGGATCTTGCAGAATTTCCCGTATTCCGATGTCAGGGTCAATATGGGAAAGCCTGAAGAATCGTTTCGCGGTCTCTTTCAGCTTTGAAGCCACTCAGAATTCACCTCCGGCTGTTCGCTTCGTGTTCAATAATCCAGTTTTTCGCCCTGTCTGTGGGCTTTTTCGTCCGCTTGAAGCGCCGTTTCATCACTTTTTCTTTGGTTTCGGGCTTCATTTCCGATTCCAACATAAAAGCCTTGAGGAAATCGTTCCGCAAGGCTCTCATATTCTTGTTGGTATTCACTTCAACTTTCAGAATCAGCAGTCCAATGATGCAGATTCCGATGTAAAATCCAATCATAAGCGCCGCCTTTCTTGTTTCAATCGCTTTGCAAGCCGTATTTTGTGGGCCAACAGGGGATTTTCAAAGTCGGAATGAGGAGTAGTACCCTCGGGTTTGCTCATGATGTAGTATCTCAGGTCATCCATCGCGTGGTCGTTCTTCTTTATCGGCTCTTCTTTCGCTCCATCTTTCATTTCTTTCCAGCGATAGGCTTTGATTTCTTTAATCATCGCTGTGCAGTTCTTGAAGATGAACAGCTTCGGCTTTCCTTCCGGCCAACGCTTCTCATCAAAGTGAGGTTGCAGCTCCAGATATTTCTTCACTGTCTGTATGCCAGCCCATTTTGACTTGTTGACCTTTGTGTTGACGTTCATTCCGCATTCTCGGAAGATTTCAGCAACGCTTCGCTCATTCTGAAGCGAGTGCTGGTCCGCAGCAGCGTCCATGATACAGCTTAAATGCCCTCGTGTATCTCTCTTCCAGTCAAGTTCAGTGGCAATCCGCTCTATCTCTCTCATGTGTTGCATGATGTTCCACCCGGCTCTGTAGTGTTCCGCAACAACATATACGTTATTGTCGTGATCTACTGCGTAGAAATGCGCACTCAGAGGCGCATCCATGCCCGGGTCAATCGATATCGTGTCTTGCCATTCTCTCGGAATCGGAAACGGGTCTATGACGTGTATCTCTTCTCGGAATTCTTTGTAGACCAATCCACTTAAAGCAACAAATTTTCCGTGCCGTCTCGCTTCCAGTTCTTCGTCTGTCAGCGTCAATGTCAAACGCTCTATCTCTCGTTTGCTCAGATATGGATTGTCTTCCCATGACATCGGAATGTACCATACTTCCGGGTCATCGTTCTCGTTCAGATATATCGCATCGTATACCCATGTCAATCCCTTCAGGGGTGTCATCGTTCCCCAGATTTGCCCTTCACAGTCAAGTGTACGCATCACGCACTCTTGGTATATTTCCAAGGGCGGCTCTTCATCAAACCATATCCAGTCTTTCGACGTGCCTTGAAAGCGCTCTCGACCTTGGTCACAGCTCTTGAATCCGATGACTGAATTCCCGCCGTGTATGCTCTCCACCAAGATAAAGTCTATGACACCGTGTGCAGGGTCATCCGCTCGTCCTTCTCGCATCTTCACTCCCTTTATCCACTCGGGAGCAAGATAGCTCAGCACTTTCGCTTGCGCAACGTCTCGCTGTACTTCGTTCGTCAGGCTTACAACCCATCCGTCTGTCGGCTTATTTATCTGCTTCCAAGGATGCGTTCCCCTCGCAAACCATACCGCTTCAACCGCTCCGACTTCCGTCTTCCCGGTTCGGTTGCCACCCAACGCCCATCGGTTTCTCTTTTCGCATCTGTGGAATATCTCCTGCTTCTTGTGCGGTTTGTAGTATTCCAGCTTGTGTTCTATCTTTCGCCTCTGAAGTTCCTCAATTAACATAGAGGCTTCATAAAGAACATCCTTGGCCTCTCTTCCGAGTACCAAGGGTTTGTCTATCTTCTCAGCTAAAGCCTCTAAATTCGGCTTTTTAGGCTTTGGATTGATATACTCAGAAGCTATGCTGCTCGTTATCTTCAGAAGGCTACACCCCCCTTTGAGCTACCCGGGTTAGGTTTTTAGAGTGTGTTTCGGAGAGGGGGAGACCCCTCTCCCTTCCCCCAGCTAAGGGGATGGGAGCTACGTAGCTTCGCGTTTCCGGAACCCCGGGTATGCTACCCGGGGTCCGTAACCGCGAAGCCCGCCAGCCCCAGCGCTGTGCTACGTCGAGCCAGCCCTCCACCATATGCTCTCTCTGCGCTACACCAGCTTAGTTACCCCAGCTACCGTTCGCCTATTCAGGCCATTCTGTGGTTTGGTGGGGGTGGGGGAAGTTACTGTTAGCTAATACCATCTCCCCAATCCCAGTACTAACTGTAAGCCTTATAGAGCTAAAGCAATACCCGGTAACTGGGAGCTATATACAACAAGCAGAAGATATAGCAAACTGGAAGGAGAGAATAGCCTGTAACTGAAGAGCAGTAGCAAAAGCAATAGTTAGATACTAACTGTTAGCAGAATGGGGCAAACAACAAGGTGAGCAGCTAACATAGCTACTCACCGTAATGCATTCTGGAACAAAGTTCGAATTTTGTCAAGCGTTTTGGGAATTTTCTCCCATTTGCTGCAATACACTGGATAGCTTTTGTGGTTTACGCACTTCGTTTTTGCGAAATAGCATAAATGCTATTTACTACTAATCGATTTGCTGTCCCATCAGCATAACTGGGAGAAAGGACGGAACCATGGCTACTAAACTCATCAAATACAAAGATCATTACGAATTACTGAAGTTGTTTGCTACTATCAACGACATGGCAGACGCAGCCGAGGAAGCTGATCGCCGCATTCAAAGAGGAGAGATGAACTTCAAACAAGCGTCTGCATTCCTTGAGAATTATCTGGAAAGCAAGAACGTTTATATCCGTTCCGCCTGATGATGGCAAGTTGGTTACTTGCCGAAACAAAGGCTTCCCGCTTGGGAAGCCTTTGTCGCGGAAAACCGAATACCAAAGTCAACGGTTTCTGCATTGCGAAAATGGAGCAAATGCTATTTTCAGCTCCACACAACATTTGACGAAATAAAAGGAGGTATACCCCATGAAACTCACTCTGGATCTGTATTACCTTTACTCGGAGGCTTCTGCGCTTTTCTCTGATAAAAATCGGTTTTACCGGACTTATCACGGAAAAGTAATCGACTCTTATGAAGCAAATGAAGCTTATGATAGCTTCATTTCTTCTGAGAGACTCATCAGAGCATTCGCACTGATACTCAGCATCCCCGTGAATGCCTTGTATCAGTTTTCCCGCATCGCAGACCGTTACGGTGAGCGGAACGGCTGGGAGCGCAGCCTTTCTTCAGAGGACATGGAGCGGCTGCTGGAAGGTCTCATCGTAGCTTACTCTGATTAACTAATGTTACCTGTGCTATCTGGGTATACGGGCAGAAAGGAGAATAACCCCATGAAAAACAATCTTGATTCGTTTGAAATTAAACTAATGCTTGACGACTATATCTACTGCTTAGAAGAATATTCTAAAAGCAACTATACTAAGTCTTGTGATCAATATTATGAATCACGAGAATTTGTTCTAAGAGTATGTGCAATAATAAAAGTAATGCTCAGTACTCTAATTTCGTTTTATCGCGCAATTCGAAAGTACGAAAGCAAATTCGGATGGGTTAATTCCGCTGATCGTGATAGACTTCTCAATTTCTATATCGACCAAGAGTATCAAGAACGAGAGGCCCGCTAAGGGCCTCTTTTCTCTTTTGTGAACATGAGGCAAATGCTATTTTTTGCCTCACAAACTATTCTACATTTTGAAAGGAGGTACCCACAATGACACGTGAGTACGACTACAGGGAGACCATCACCTCCGACATCCTAGATTACATCGAGGAGAACATTAACCTTAGCGACTATGCCGACCGAGACGAGCTGGAAGAAGCTCTAAATGATGAGCTTTGGATTGCCGATTCGGTGACTGGTAATGCCAGCGGCAGTTACACATTCAATCGATACGAGGCAGAGGAAAACCTCTGCCACAATCTGGATCTTTTAAAAGAAGCTTTGGATGAATTCAGCTCGAATTGCGATATTCTGGAAAATCCGGAAGCTTGCGACGTTACGATCCGCTGCTACCTTCTCGGCGAATGCCTTGCAGAAGCACTAGATCAACTCGAAGCTGAAGGCAAGCTGATCTTTAAGGGCGAAGAGAACTAACTCTTCGCCCTTTGTTTTCTAAGAAAGGAGATGTTTCCATGCTAAACGCAGGCTTTATCGAGCTGTCTACCGAAGAAGCCTTGGAGCTTGGAATGCCAGTCAACTGGCTTCTTCAAGATATCGAATAAGAGCAGATGCTATTTATCTGCTTCTATAACTTTATCGACTAAAGAAAGGTGGTAGCTATATGTTGATTACATGCGAAAAATCCCTAAAAGGCTTCGAATTCTGGTGCGGTGCTAAAGGTACTGCTAAGTTTCTCACAGAAAAGGATTTTGATATTATCGAAGGCTACTTAGAAGAATTATATCCTGAAGGAATGGATGAGACTGAAATAAATGACTTCTTCTGGTTTGAAGATAATACAATTGCGGAATGGCTCGGCTATGAAAGCTTCGATGCACTGATGGAGGATCGGGAGCATTAGCTCCCGGTCTTTCCTCGTTGAAAGGTGGTTTTGAAATGCCCGATTTATCGTCACTGCTGAAATCTTCTTCAGCTATGTTTAATCCCAAGAATAAACCGTTCCCCTTCAAGTGGACCGTTCCTGTTGCTATCGGAAGTGATTACTTCCATTACTGGCGGAATATCCAAGATCCAAAAGTTTCAATGAAGAAACTTTGGGATGATTCTCATTGCAATGTTTTTCTGTACACGACCGACCAATCCGACGCACATCAAGTCCTTAATTGGACGATGTTCGCTCATAATAAGTCTACAGATAAGTGGCTTGTTAGCACAGGTGGTATCAGTTATGGAACAGCGAAGGATGCTGAAAAGCATCTGAAATCAGGAAAACGACAGTTGATTCAAGCGATGGACCAGTTGTGGTGTATCAAATTTATGAAAGCCTCATAATGCTATTTTGAGGCGAAAATAGGTTGTGCTATCGGCCAAACGGGCAGGAAGGATGGGTGTTATGAGCCTTCATTACGAGAATAACGGTGGTTATTGGAAATGGTACTCTGATATGGAGGGGCTGAAATATTTCTGCACTGACCGAAATGGTGAAGGAATATTTCTTGTAGATCTCCTCAGGAATGAACGGACACAGCTTGAAGGAACCTTAGATTTCTCACTTATAGGAATCAAGAATCCTCAAGCTAAAATCAGACGTTGGATGAAGAGCTAAACAGCTCTTCATCCACAGAAAGGAGTAAATTCATGGTTACGAATGCATATGGGATTAAAATTGACTTTGAGGTTGCAGTAAGATTGATGGATGATGTCCTCAGGGAGCAGGTTCATGAAGAACTTGCTCCCTGTTCTGAACAGGAATTCTTTGATAGATATTGCGAACTGGATGAAAGCTGGATCTTGAATCAGCCGCATCCGCAATTCTGAGGAAAATGCTGAGCCAACGGCTATACGGGCAGAAAGGAGAAAAACATGAAAACTTATATCAGAGAAATCGAAGGAAAATGGTATGCCTTTGGTGGCGATATCGATAAGAATCAAGTCTACTCGATTGGGAAGGATAACCCTCCGAGTTTTACTGGTTGTAGTCATTATGTTGCACGCTGGACAGATTATGGCATACGCTACATCGCCAATGCTTCTCCGAACAAGCAAGCCGCTCGGAAGAAAGCAATTCGAAATGGTGATTTTGATCCTCGCATTTCATTCTAATTAGATTCTATGCTGTCCTATCGGCAATACGGGGAGAAAGGATGGGAGCTATGGTTATGAATTCATGCGGCCATATTTCAGAAAGTGAGGAACGCAACACGATTAAGTCTATCAATTACTGGGAGCTACCCAGCACAGCCATGTTCATCCGCGATGAGTATATCGGTTGGTACCATATCTGTTACTATTCGGATGTAAACGGAATCGAGTATAAGGTTACTTACTATAGCGAGATTTTTCACGATTAAACGATTACCCGCCCCGGAGGTTACGAGGGCAGAAAGGAGTTATTATGTTCGGAACGATTTCTCGTAGCAGCTATAGCTATATCATCAAAGTTGATGGCTATCGAAAGATGATGCTTATGTATTATACCAAGCGCAATGCGATAAAATGCTATCGCGAACTTCATAATCTCAAATACAAGCATATTACTTGGATTGAGATTTAAGTCACAAACAAGCCCAGTTCTCCGTTATTGACGGATTTCTGGGCTTGCTATATAATGAATATATAGAAAGGGTGTTTGTCATGAATGAAGATACCAGAATGATTCTTGAAGCGATTGGCGAATTGCGTTCTGAAATGAATGCGAGATTCAATTTGGTCATCGAAAGATTCAACGAGGTCAATGAAAGATTCAACGAGGTCAATGAAAGATTTATGGGTGTTTATGAAAGAATTGATAAAGTTGATGAGGACTTGTCCTATCAGTTGAATCGCGTTGAAGATCGAATTTCTTCGGTTGAAAAGCGATTGTTTAGATATGAGCGCATGACAACTCAGAATCTTCAGGATATTGCGCTTCTCAAGCAATCTTCCTGAAATTACCCCCTGCTCTTCATGGGCAGGGGGTCTTTTTTTGTGTTGGGTCGCTATTCCTTGGGCGGCTTTATGATGCTTTCAATGTCTTCTTCGACTTCTCGAATACTCCATATACAATCTATGTTGTTGGCAATTATTTCATTTCTTGCAAGCTCTGCGTCAAGTTTTGTTTCATAAATTGCCAATGCGGTATATCCGTCAAGCATCGGATGGATTCCGAGATAGATTCCGAGTATATTTTTGGTTTCCTTTATGATGTTTCCCTTTTCTTTTGCTTCGGGAGAGAGTATGTCGAGAAAGAATTGAACTGCCCAGTATTTTTCGTGTTTCATAGGTATCCTCTTTTCTGTGCTGCTTCTTTGATTGCCTCTATGCTTTTCGTATAGAGTGCGTAGGCCCATTGTCGAGAACAGATCCGCTGTTCTGCGGATTCGTTCTCTTCCAATATACGTTGGATGGTTTTTCCGTTGAGGACGTGTTCACGGAGAATCATTGCCTGAAGCTTTTTATTGGCCTTTATTAGGCGTTTCTCCTCGCTTTCTACAAGGTGTATCCACTTGTCCCATTCCTTCAGAAATGGTGGTTTATAGGCCGCATTCAGGGCTAATCTGGCAGTGTGGTCAGCCGTCTTATTCGTTGGGCTGGAACGAAAGTGAGTATAGATAGGGGAGAGACCGATAGAGGAATTCTCTACGGTCTGCTCCAGTTGACTCTGTTCGTAGTATTGCCAGAGTCTTTCAAGTTTTGATTTCACGACTTCTGTGTTTCTGTCCATATTGATATGGTGTCGAAATCATTTCCTCTTCGGTCCATCCGTTATAGATTCGGCTTTTGAGTACGTTTTTTGGAATCCCTGAGATGAGTGACATTTCTTCTAAGGTGGCGTAACCGCCTTTGAATGGGTACATTCTTCGCTGGCCTTTGACATTTCCGAATGTTTCTTTGTAGATCTCTTTGAAAGTGTCGTGATATAATTTGCAGTTGCCGTTGCAGTCTGTTTTCTCACAGTTCAGGCATAGATTTATCATGCGTTGGTCTCGCTGGATGATCGCGCTTGCGCTGTTGTTCTTAGCAAATTTTGCCATGCTTATAGGGCCTCGTGATGTTCTTTTTCATTTTTCTGAAGATTTCATCTCCGATGTGAAGACCCATATAGCGCGCAAGGTCCATGGTCCGAATCATGATGTCAGCAAGTTCTTCTCCAACGCCTGAGTAATCTTCGTGTTTCTGGATCGCTTCAACGGCTTCGCCGACTTCGCATCCAACTTTTGAAAGCTGAGCGAGAATGAAGTTTCTCTTGGAATCCGCAGCTTCTTTGGCCTTGTCTTGGGCGTTCAGGAATTGAAGCGTATCTTCTATGTCATCGTAGAATCCGTGCTGAAGTGCGTTGTCGTGAGCGGCTGCTGCTACGATTTCGATGTGTTTGAAATCATCGGGTATCAACATTACCATTTATTCATCCTCCATTATCAGTGAGATGAGTACGTTTCCCTTTTCGCGATAAGTGCTGATTACTGACGTTGACCAGACTTGTTTATCGTCTGCGTAGGCGATTCCGTTGAGTGCATCGAGAATGCTTTTGCAGATATTGTCGTTATCAGGCTTTCCAAGGTACGGCTGTCCGATATGGATTTTGTTTGGTTTCGTTTTTCTTATTGCAGATTTGGGAATAGGGAAGTTTGCGTAGATATGTACGGAGACAGGTCCTTTCATGAGCGGTTCTTTTCCGTAGATTTCTTTATAGGCTTCTTTGATCTTGGTTTCGTATTCAATGTTTTCCTTCGGATTGAATACGTGTCCGTTCTTGGTGGCTCTCGGTCTTGCCTTGCCGTGAGGCTTTCCTTCAACGTTGAATATTCTAATCATGGTGTTTCCTCATCATCCAAAGTATCGGTTCGAAGATAAACAGGATCCATTTCATTGTCCAGATCCAGATTTTCTGAAGGAGATTCTGTTTCTTGTTCCGGTTGATTCTGCTTTTGAGTTCGGTCAGCTTCAAAGCGTTGTCACGCTTTTTCAGTTCGCTTTCAATGATCTTATTCATAAATTCTTTTGAAGGTTTCTTGTTAATGTGTTTGGTTTCTTTCACGATGGTTCCGTTCTGCATAGAGGCCGTCTTGAGAATGATTTCTTCAGGCGTGTGTAGTGTCACGCTGTAGGCTGTCAGCATATTATTCCTCCATCTTTGCGCCACAGCGCGGGCAGTAGTTGTAAACTATCGGAACGGTACCATCACAGAGACAGCAGCGTGACCATTCTCCCCACCTCTTCGGCTTTATGAATCGCCCATGCCGCACAGGCTCAGCGTCGATAGTGGGCGTTTTGTCAATTTTTATCAGTACTTGCGTTCCATAATCGTCTATGATGCCGCATACTTTTAATTCACGTTTCAGCGCGTCTGCGTCAATCAGTCTCATGATCGTTCTCCTTCGTCTCCTTGTTAATGCTCTCTTCCTGTTCCTTGCGTAGCCGTCCGCAGGGAAACATTTCGTGGCAAATTCCGCCGTGATAACCGCACATGGGTACGAGGAATTCCTGCATGAACGGATTGACTTGATTGACGAGGCTGCACATTCCTGTCATGATATGCTGTGTGATGGGGCTTGCCTGTCCGCAGAGGCGCTTGTTTGCCATGATCATGAGTTCCTCTGCATTTACATCAAGAATCATTTGTACAGGAGTGCATCGGGGTGCGTGGTCACCGTCTTGATGCATACGGTCTTCCCGCAGCGTGCTGATGTAAGGCTGTGCGTGGACGTGTCTCGCAAAGTGTGTTGCCGTGTTGCTCGGAATGTCTACGAAGAGAAAACTGTACATTGCCCTGCGAATGGGGCTGTGTCTGGCACGGAGAATGGATTTCAGCCAGTCTTCCGAGAGCGGGTGGATCGGCCGCTTGTCGATGGTAATCAGTGCGCGCTTCCGCACTTCTTCCCAGTCTTTCTTGTCGGGGTATTCAATCAGCTTGATGGTGGTCGTACCGTGCTTGTGATGGGCGTGATATTCGAGAAGTTCTGTACAAATCATTTTTTGTATTCCTTTCCGAAGATGTCAAGTTGTCCGTCGAGTGGTTCTAATCGTTCATCAGTGCGCTCATGTCTCTGCTTCTGCTGAAGAGGTCCCGCATGGATTCCTCGGGCAATCGTATTTCGTAGGTCCGGTTTCGGATTCGGCTGAGAATCCGCTCGTCGTAGGCAAGCTCGTCGATGCGAAGATTGCTCGTGTAGATTGTCGGTCGCTTTGTGATTGCTCGTTGGTCCAGTATGTTGTAAATCGTTTCGTTTACCCATGCGCTTTGTTTTTCCACTCCGATGTCATCCAGAATCAGGATTCGTGAGTTCGTCGCTTTGCGGATGATATCCGCTGTGCTTCGTCCACTTTCTTTGTCGTAGCTGGTTCTAAGGTCTCCGAGCATGGTGGTCATATTGCACCACTCCACCCAGTAGCCTTGTTTCGTGAGTTCAGCGCCGATGATGGTACTGAGCATGGTCTTTCCGGTTCCTCGGGTCTTGCTCACGAAGTAAAGGCCCATTCCGTCAAGGGATTCCCATTTCTGGATGTACTTCATCGCAGCTCGCTTTGCGAAGCTCGCTGCTTCCCGGTTCTTCGCGCTGTATCCATCCAGTAGGAAGCTTTCAGGCGTTCTGTTCATGAAGCTCTCGGGAAACGCTGTGATGCTCGGCCTGTTGCTCTTTCTGAATTCCTCTTCGCTCATCCAGAAATAGGTCATGCCGTCTTTCTGGGTTGCGTGGATGCCGTGGCTTTCGTCAAAGGCTTTGATCGGGTTTCCCGGCTCGTTGTAGCTGGTCCAATAATCGTCAGTAGAGAAGGTCTTGCTTGTGGGTTCTGAAGAATTCTCGCTGAGTTTCGTCCATATCGGCGAAAGGGTCTTGCTCTGTTTCAATGTTTGCGTCATAGTCTGCATAGTCTTCACCTTCCGTGTCTTCCCAACGTCGTTGGTTCAGCCAAGTGGCCGGGTGGGGTATGTATTGGCCGTTATCCTTTTTCCAGTCGAAAGACTGTTTGGCTTTGTTGATTGCCGTCAGCAAGATCTGTGTTTCGTCAGGACTGGGTCTGATTTTCAGCCAGCTCTTGTAAGCGGCTCCCTTGCCTTGTTTTCGAGGGTAGGCTTTCCAGAATCGCTCAAAGTCATCAGGGTAGTCCATGGTGACACGCGATTTTCGCGCCGCCGACGAAGGGTTCTCTTTCTCTCTTGCTTTCTCTGTCTCTCTTTCTGGGGGGATTATAGGGGGGTTAGGGGTTATAGGGGGAAGGGGGGAAGAAAGGGGACCGTCTTTCTCTCTATCTCTTTCATTCTCTCTTTCTCTTGGCGATTCGTTGGCGATATTTTTTATCGCCATTTCGTCGCCATCGATATTGTTTTCTTCTTTTTTTCTCGCTTTGTAATCTCTGTTTGCCTGTCTTTTGCGGTCTTTCTTGTAATTGGCGATGAATTGGCGATATTTTTTTACTACCTCCGCAAAAGGTATTGAGAACAAAATTCTTTGTCCTGCATAGACATCGAATTCGGATTGGGTGAGTTCTCCATACTCTTCTTCATCGCGTTCTTCCTCGATGAGTTTGAACGTCTCGATTATCCCCATAGCCTGCCAGAGGGGAAGGGCAAGTTCCCCTGCAAATCTCATCAGTGCTGCGGTTCTTTTCATAGGTCACTTGCCCTTCTTTCTACTCAGTCAGACCACGGGTCTTCGGGGTCGTTGTCTTCTTCAATGAAGTTCTGATTCGGCTTTGCCTTTCCGACTTTCCTGTTGATGTATGTGTTCTGCCATTCGCGCTGCTTGCCGTCCGTTCCGGTATAGGTACGGGTCCGCAGCGAAATATCCACGATGGAATCCAGAATCTCCAGCAGGACGGATTCTTCTCCAACGTTTGTGATATCGCCGCCGATATCGATTCGCAGTGCGCTCAAATCGTTTTTCAGAGCGCCGAGCTTGCCGGGAATCAGATGGTCATTCTTGAAGCTCTTGTAGCCCTTGTAAGGTCCATTCGCGATGGAGAATTCAAGCTTCAAATCGTAGCAGTTCAGGCGTTCGTTCAGGTCCATTGCGCA